GCCTTGGGATCATAGAGGGTGGCATGCTGGTGGTTACGCCAACAACAGTCACATCGGATTTGAAATTTGTGAAGATAATCTGTCCGATGCGTCCTACTTCAATGCAGTTTATAAAGAAGCCACAGAGCTTTGTGCGCACCTTTGCAAACTATATGACCTGACAGAGAAAGATATCATCGGCCACTATGAAGGCTATCAAAAGAAAATCGCTAGTAATCATGGTGATCCTCGTCACTGGTTCTCTAAGCATGGTAAGAGTATGGATACTTTTAGAGCTGATGTTAGAAAGCTACTGACGGTTCCTGAATCAGAGACTAAAAAGCTTTATAGGGTTCAGGTTGGTGCCTATAGCATTAAGTCCAATGCCGAAGCAATGCTAGCTAGAGTAAAAGCTGCAGGCTTTACAGATGCCTTTATCAAAATCGAATAATTGAGTCTTTGCCCTTGGAGGTCTAAAACTTCTGAGGGCATTATTTTTTTCACAAAAGCGTCAGATTTCCATTCATCTCATGGCTACCAGATAGAGGGGCGAAAATAATGACCCTTCAGAAAGAGGTGATGGATATGAAACACAACCTGAAGATCAGTGTTTCAAAAATGCCACAGACAGGCGGAATCGTTACTTGCCGTAATGTCACCGTAAGGGAGCGCATTCTACGTTTCCTCCTTGGAGATAAACAGCGTGTAACGATTCTGATTCCGGGAGATAGCGTCCAGGAACTTGCTATCTGTGAGACTACGAAAGGAGGAAATGAACTTGAGCAAAGTAAAGTTACTGCTTGATGTGGTAAGTGACATGCGAAGCCTTGCAGACAGCATAGAAGTGGTTTGCAATGCAATGACCGAAAGCGATGCTGCGCCTGAAGAAGTGCCTGCCACAAAAACAGAACCAGCAAATGAGTCGGATATCCCACTTGAAAAAGTGCGTATGGCCCTTGCTGAAAAAAGCCAGCTTGGTTTTACTGCGGAAGTCAGAGCTATTATCGGAAAGTATGGTGCTGATAAGCTTAGTGCTATTGACAAGGCATACTATGCTGACATCTTGAAAGATGCGGAGGTTCTTGGCAATGGGTAATCACGCAATACTATCTGCATCTTCTTCACACAGATGGCTTCACTGCTTGCCATCTGCAAGGCTTGAACTTGAGTTTGAAAACACAAGTGGAGAAGCGGCAAAAGCCGGTACTGCAGCACATGAACTCTCAGAACACAAACTGAAAAAAGCACTCCACATCAGAAGTAAGAGGCCTGTTTCAGAGTATGATTCAGATGAAATGGAAGAATGCACAGATGACTATGTTGCCTTTATCATGGAGCAGGTAGAACTTGCAAGAAAGTCCTGTACAGATCCTATCGTTCTAATTGAACAACGTCTTGATTTCTCCTGTTATGTGCCAGATGGATTTGGGACAGGAGATTGTGTAATCATCTCAGATGATAGACTTCACATAGTAGATTTCAAATACGGAATTGGAGTCCTTGTGGACGCAGAGAACAATCCACAGATGAAACTGTATGCACTAGGTGCTCTTGAGATTTATGACAGTCTTTATGACATCAAGGAAGTATCCATGACAATATTCCAGCCACGAAGAGAAAATGTCAGCACCTGGACTGTCCCGGTAGAAGAACTGAAAGCCTGGGCAGAAGAGGAACTAAAACCAAAGGCTGCAAAAGCCTATCAAGGTGAAGGTGATTATATTCCAGGCCCATGGTGTACTTTCTGCAGAGCGTCAACCAGATGCTGTGCAAGGGCTGATGAAAAGCTCAAACTGGCACAGAAGGAGTTTAAGATGCCACCACTGCTTACAGATAGTGAGATTGAGGAAATTCTAATGATTATTCCAGATCTTACGAAGTGGGCCAATGAAATAACTGCTTATGCCACAGATGCAGCAGTTAACCACGGAAAAGAGTGGAGTGGTTTTAAAGTTGTGGAAGGCCGCTCAGTTCGTAAGTACAAAGATGAAGATGCCGTAGCAGAAAAAGCTGTAGAAAGTGGATATAAGGACATTTACCGTAAGAGCCTTATTCCTTTGACAGAGATGCAAAAACTGATGGGTAAAACCAAATTTGAGGAAATCTTAGGAAGCCTCATAGTAAAACCACCGGGAAAGCCAACGCTTGTTCCTAAAACAGATAAACGAGTGGCTATGAACGTAACGAACGCAAAAAACGAATTTAATGAAATTATGGAGGATTGATCATTATGAAAAACAATACGAACAGAACAAAGGTTATTACAGGTGTAAACACAAGACTCTCTTACTTCCACGGTTGGGAGCCAGTTTCCGTCAACGGTGGTGCTGAAAAATACAGCGTATCCGTACTCATTCCAAAGGACGATACTGAAACCATTAACGCAGTAAATGCCGCCATTGATGCAGCTATTGAAGAAGGCATCTCTAAGTTTGGTGGTAAGAAGCCCAACAAGGCTGCTATTAAAATTCCTTTGCGTGACGGAGATCTGGAGCGTGACGATGAGGCATATAAAGGCCATTATTTTATCAATGCCAACAGCAAAACCCCACCACAGATTGTGGACAAGAGCGTAAAGCCAATCATGGATCGTGGTGAGGTGTACAGTGGATGCTTTGCCAGGGTTTCTCTAAACTTTTTCGCATTCAATTCCAATGGGAACAAAGGTGTGGCCTGTGGTCTTGGTAATATTCAAAAGATTAAAGATGGCGAGCCTCTTGGTGGAAAGAGTTCTGCAGCAGATGATTTTACAACTCTTGCAGAAGATGACTTCCTTGCCTAATAGAAAAGGCCAATTGACGGTGGTGGGGGTATTTCCTCTGCCACCTGCTTTTTTAGGAACGGAGGTATATTATGAAAAGTCTTGAAATTGATATCGAAACCTACTCATCTGTAAATTTACAAAAGAGCGGTGTTTATCGTTATGTAGAGGCGGATGATTTTGAAATATTGCTCTTTGGTTATTCTGTTGACGGTGGAGAGGTGATGGTGGTTGACCTTGCGAAAGATGAAAAGATACCACAGATCATACTGGATGCCTTGACCGATGAAAAAGTAACCAAGTGGGCTTTTAATGCTCAGTTTGAGCGTGTCTGTCTATCCAGATATCTTGGACACACTTGTGGAGAATATCAAAATCCATCCGCATGGAAATGCTCAATGGTATGGTCTGCCTATTTGGGGCTTCCCTTATCCTTATTAGGTGTGGGTGCAGTCCTTGGTCTTGAAAAGCAGAAGCTGACGGAAGGTAAAGACCTTATAAGATATTTTTGTGTACCATGTACGCCTACCAAAACAAACGGTGGAAGAACTCGTAATCTACCAAATGATGATGAAGAGAAATGGCAGAGATTTAAGGATTATAACAAGCGAGATGTTGAAACGGAAATTGAGATACAACAAAGACTTCGTAAGTTCCCTGTCCCGGATGAAATATGGCATGAGTACCATCTTGATCAGGAAATCAATGATCGAGGCATCAAGGTAGACATGGACTTCGTAAAGCAGGCTATCGCTATGGATGAGATTTCTCACACCAAGCTAATGGATCAGATGCAGGAAATAACAGAACTTGATAACCCCAACTCAGTACAGCAGATGAAAGACTGGCTGGCGGGCAACGGCCTAGAAACAGATACCCTCGGTAAAAAGGCTGTGGCAGAGTTATTGAAGGACGCACCAGAGCATTTAGCTGAAGTGCTTAAGCTCCGTCAGCAACTGGCAAAATCGTCAGTAAAGAAATATGCAGCGATGGAGAATGCGGTGTGTGCAGACTCAAGGGCCAGAGGAATGTTTCAATTTTACGGAGCGAACAGAACCGGTCGCTTTGCTGGAAGGCTTGTGCAATTGCAGAACTTACCCCAAAACCATATGTTGGATTTAAAAGAGGCACGAGGTATCGTGAAAAGTGGTGATTCTGGAGCACTTGAATTGCTCTATGAAGATATACCAGATACGCTTTCACAGCTTATCCGCACAGCTTTTATACCAAAAGATGGCTGTAAGTTTATTGTTGCCGACTTTTCTGCCATTGAGGCTCGGGTGCTGTCATGGCTTGCGGGCGAAGAATGGAGAAACGAAGTATTCGCAAATGGCGGTGATATTTACTGTGCATCCGCATCACAGATGTTTAATGTCCCTGTAGAAAAGCATGGTGTGAACGGTCATTTAAGGCAGAAAGGTAAAATTGCAGAGCTGGCCCTTGGATATGGTGGATCAGTGGGTGCTCTAAAGGCTATGGGAGCGTTGGAGATGGGACTTACAGAAGAAGAACTGAAGCCTCTTGTTAATGCCTGGAGGCAGGCAAATCCATACATCGTAAAATTCTGGTGGGATGTGGATAGAGCAGCTAAGAAGTGCATCAAAGAAAAGCAGTCTCAAGAAATACAAAATATTAAGTTTCATTACAGGAGTGGAATGCTCTTTATCGTTCTTCCTTCTGGTAGACAGCTTGCCTATGTTAAACCTCAGATTGGTGAAAACATCTTCGGTGGTGAATCGGTCACTTACGAAGGCGTCGGTGCTACAAAAAAATGGGATCGCCTCGAAAGCTATGGACCTAAATTTGTGGAAAATATTGTCCAAGCAATCTCTCGTGATATTTTGGTGGTTTCCATGCAGACTCTAAGCACTTGTCGTGTAGTGGCTCATGTGCATGATGAAGTTATTATTGAAGCAGATCCCAGTATGTCACTTGATATGGTATGTCAGCAGATGAGTAGAGTCCCTCCTTGGGCGAAGGGGCTCATCCTTGATGCCGATGGTTATGAATGCGAATTTTATAAGAAAGATTAGTTAAACAATCAGATTTCACCTCTTGCCGTGGCTACCAGGTAGGAGGTGTTTTTTTTATGAAGATTAGTGAAGTAAAGGATGGCTGCCCAATCAAGGGTGAAACAGAAGCTATGACGGAAGAACAGTTACAGAGAGAATATGACTTTTATATAGCAGAGAGCATTATCAAAATGCTCCATAAAGAGGGCAAGATTACAGAGGATGAACTACACAAAATATCAGCGTTAAACCGACAGAAATTCTCACCGAAGTTGGCCGACATTATGTCCTAAATCACTTGATATTAGTAGCTTTTAGAGTGATATATGTAATGAACGAAAGCGAGGTGAGACTATGAAAAAGATAACGAAGATCGATGAACTGAATAAATCACAGCCATCAAACATTAAACTTCGAGTTGCCGCTTACGCTAGGGTTTCAACAGATAGTGATGAGCAACTGGTAAGCCTTAAAGCACAGCGAGAACACTATGAAAACTACATTAAATCCAATCCAGAATGGGAGTTTGCAGGGCTCTATTATGACGAAGGGATATCAGGGACTAAGAAGGAAAAAAGGCCTGAACTTCTCCGCATGATTCGTGATTGTGAAAATGATCGGATTGATTTTATTATCACCAAATCCATCAGCCGTTTTGCACGTAATACCACGGATTGCTTAGAACTAGTAAGGCAGCTCTTAAATATCGGTGTTTTCATTTATTTCGAGAAAGAAAATCTGAATACGGGTGACATGGAAAGTGAATTGATGCTCTCAATTTTATCGGGGTTTGCGGCAGAAGAGTCTGCATCCATTTCACAGAACATGACATGGTCAATCAGCAAAAAATTTCAAAATGGCAGTTTCATTATTGGCAGTCCACCTTATGGTTATGCCAATGTGAATGGTGAGATGGTCATCGTTCCAGAAGAAGCAGAAGTTGTTAAGCGCATTTTTTCAGAGTGCCTTTCAGGTAAAGGTGGAAGTGTGATCGC